GGTTACCCGACCACCCTTACTCGTAAACTCTTTGGTCTTATCGTCTAATTGATCTGTAAAGTTATCAATGATATCCTTACCTACACGATCAACCTTATCTTTTAATAATTGCTTAAAACTTGGCATTTAACTGTTCCATAAATAGTAGTTTGTAAATGTTATGAATCTATTTATATGAAAACTTACAAGGGAAAGTATAAAATTAAGAATCCAGACAAATATCTGGGGGATCCTTCGAACGTGATATATCGTTCGGGTTGGGAACTCGCAGTTATGAACTGGGCAGACACGTCTCCACAAATAAGAAAGTGGGGCAGTGAAGAAACAGTTATACCTTATATATGCGAAACTGATAGAAAACCACATAGATACTTCATGGACTTTTCTCTACAGTATGACAATGGTAGAGTTGTATTGGTTGAAGTAAAACCTCATCAACAGACATTACCACCAAAGACTGGTAAGGGGGTGTCTCGTAGGAAGGTATTGAATGAGGGTATGACCTATATCAAGAATCAAAGTAAATGGAAGGCGGCACAGGCATATGCCTTAGATAATGGTTGGCACTTCGAGATATGGACAGAAAATGAGTTACGTGCCATGGGATTGCTACCAAAACCTATGGGAAAGAAACCTTTTAAACCTCTGAAGAAATTGAAACCATATAAGAGAAAGAAATGATAATAAAACGTATAAATAACAATATGGATTTTAGAGAGACACTATATGTCTGATATTTTTAATAGGTTAGAACGTAATGCGTTCCGTGCGGGAATAACTCCTCGTACCAAAGAATCACGTGCGTGGTTTATGAAGAAGGCAATGAACATGCGTTCTATCAATCGTGAAGCATTGATGAAAGAGGATCCGATTAAGGCAAGGTCTAAACAGATCATTGGTGGCATGTATATGTTCACGTATGATCCGAAGCATAAAGATACATTGCCCTACTACGACATCTTTCCTCTTGTTATTGTTATCGGCCCTGCAAAGGGTGGGTTCCTTGGATTGAACCTACATTACTTACCACCTAAGTTACGTATGCAGTTCTTTGCAAACCTAATGGATATACAAGGTAGTAATATGGACGATGATAGTAAGTTTGCTCTGACATACAGGATGTTGAAGAAATCCTCAAGTTTGAGATACTTCAAACCATGTGTAAAGCATTATTTGAATTCTCAAGTTACAAGCAAGTTTGCGGAAGTACCTGCACCAGAATGGGAGATTGCTATCTTCCTACCGACTGCACAGTTCCGTAAAGCAAATAGTTACAAAGTACATTACGACAGTAGGCAGTTAATCTAATGAGTGCAGGATTCGGAGTAGAAGAGTTAAAAGCAACGATAAGCAGTTCTGGTGGCATGGCACAACCACACCAGTTCATGGTACAGTTACCGCAACTGGCAAGTATCAATATAGACGCAAGGGATTTATCTTTGCTCTGTAGTGCTACAGTATTACCTGGCCGACAGATAACTTCAATTGATCAAGCAATGGGAACGGTAAATCGTAAGATTGCTAATGGTTATGCTATAACTGACATGACATTATCTTTCATGGTTATGAACGATCATAAGGTAAGACAATACTTTGAAGCATGGCAGTATGAGGCACATGATCAAGAAAATAAAACAATTGGGTATTATGATAACTATACTTACCCAGTACATATAAGTCATTTAGCAAGGGGAGCACGTCTTGCTATCGTTAAAAAGCAATTAGGGTTCATGGATAAGGTACCAAGTTTCATTAGGAACAGGTTACCTTCTATTGGGCCATTCGACTTAGCACAAGGTGAACTTGACTTGGGTGCTTCGTTTAGTAAAAAGTCTACATATGTGTGTAGTCTCCTCGACTGCTATCCTACTACGTTGAGTGATCAACAGTTAGGTAATGCACAAGAGGGTATGATGGAACTCACAGTTCAACTATCATTCAGTGAATGGACATCCAAAAAGGGTGAACACACTGGTAGAGGTGAAAGTTTTGGACGTGGAGTTATTGCAGGTGGTTTATCAAAACTACTTGGAAAATTTGGTTAATTAATTATTTTTATATTATAGGAGAATATAATGGCATTACCTAAGTTTAACACGGCACCATTCTTTGATGAGAAGGTACCGTCAACTGGAAAACGGATTACATATCGTCCGTATCTTGTGAAAGAAGAAAAGATATTAATGATGGCATTTGAGTCACAAGACCAGAAGCAAGTTACACGAGCAATCGGTAACACGTTAAATTCTTGTATAAAGGATGACATCGATGTATTCAAATTAACAACATTTGATGTTGAGTACTTGTTTACAAAGATCCGTTCAAAAGCAGTAGGTGAAAGATCTTCTGTTATCATGAATTGTGGTGAATGTAAGACTGGCAACGAAGTTGATGTAATGATCGATCAGTTAACAGTTGAGGTTGACACAGATGAGAACGGGTGTGAGAAGATTGAAGTAACAGATGAGATTACTGTCGAGATGGCATATCCCTCATTTGGTGATATACTTGATGTGGAAACAACAGGTGAAACAATTGAAGATGGTATCCATATGGTTGCATCATCAATTCAAGCAATCTTAACAGAAGAAGAAAGGTTTGATAAGAAAGATTTACAACCTTCTGAGATTATGGATTTCATCATGGAACTACCGACAGATAAGTTTAACTTACTGGGTAACTTCCTAAGACGTATCCCTAAACTGGAAAAGGAAGTGGAGTTTGACTGCACTAAATGTGGTCACCACAATAACTTTACTCTTTCGGGAATGAAAGATTTTTTAGTGTAAACCTTTCCCATGACAATTTGGTCAATCATTATAAGACCAATTTTTCGTTAATGCAACATCATAACTATAGTTTGAGTGATATAGAAATGATGATACCTTGGGAAAGGGAAATTTATGTTAGCATGTTAGTTGATTATGTAAAGGAAGAGAACGAACGATTAAAGAAAATAAACAATAGGTAACACTATGGCAGATGACAATCAAAGACAGTATTTCGCAGATGTAGTCGAAAGGTTACGCCGTGAAGGTGATCTTGGAAGAAATGGTAAGAACTCTTTCAAGACTGTGAAGGACACTATCAAAGAAGAATCCATGAATGCTCGTAGACAGAGTCAAATGGAGAATAATATTGCAAGTAGTGAACGTAGAGAGTTGAACAATACGTTCAGTGGTATTATTCAAAACGAAGATGGTGAGATTGCTGTTACTGATTACTCTGGTCAACTAACTGTAATTATAACAAAGATGGATGGTCTTATAACAGGAATCGAAGATTTCAGTAAGACTATCATACAAGAAAACGGAAACTTCCTAAACTCTGGCAAACTTGATGGTGCCGAAAACAAACGTGAAAGTAAATCACAAGCAAAAAATCAATTAAAAGTACTGAAGCAAATACAGAAGAATACTGCCGCTGGTGGTAAAGGTGGACTTGGTGGTTCACTGAAAGGTCTTGGTGATATGGGTAAAGGTCTTGGTTCTGGTGCTAAAGACATACTTGAAGGTGTTGGTGGTGGTGTCGGTGCTATCTTCAATAGTCTTGGTAAGGGTGTAATGTTCGCAGGACTGGGTCTTGCCGCCGTAGCACTTTCTGTTGTTGCTGTCATGAGATCATTCGATGAGATGGCAGAAGGTCTCCAGAAACTAAATGAACTTGAGTTAGATCCAGAGGTCTTTAACTCTATAGGTAATGCAATTGGATCCTTGGTAAAAGAACTTGGTATGGGTAATGCCATTGGTTTGAAAATACTATCGGGAGTTGCATTTGATGATCTTGGTGCAGGACTCGAAAAACTAAACAACCTAAAGTTTAATCCAGAAGGTATTGAAAACCTTGGATTGACTCTTAGTGCACTCGGTGATAATACTGGTATCTTTGACTCTAAAGGTATTCAGATGCTTGGTGATGTTGACTTCGATGCGATTGCAGATGGAATAACAAGATTAAATGGCATGGCATCTTCTGTATCACCAGAAGAATTTGGTTTAATCGGTGAAGCAATCAACAACCTACTGTCTCCATTATCAGCAGGTGATATTGGTGAAGCACAAGTTCTTAGCATGGTGGCAGATAAGGTAACTCCAGAATTTGCTGAGTCTATTCGTTTACTTGGAGCACTTGGTGTAGATGGTACATTTGAAGAACAAATGTCACATCTTGGTAAAGGTCTTGACAACCTAATCACACCATTCGGACTATTAGACGCAGACAACTTATTAGTTGTTTCTTCACTTTCGAAAGGTTTACCGTCTCTTGCAGAAGGCGTATCTGGATTCACTGGATTCAATGCAGAAGAGTTTAAAGCAAATGCTACCCTCGTAGGTGAAGGTCTACAAGGATTATTAGACGGTACGGATGACCTGTTTGGTGCAGGTGGTCTACAAATGATTGATGATAACATCCGTCCACTGGCAAATGCAGTATCTGGATTCACAGGTATTGTTGATGATACTACCGCAGAATCATTTAGAAAAACATCTAAAATAGTCGGTGATGGGTTACAGGATTTACTCGATGGCACAGACGATCTATTCGGTGCTGTTGGTTTACAGGCAATTGACGATAATATTCTACCACTGGCAGAAGGTGTTAAGAAGTTTACTGATATTGTCACTGACCCTATGGCAGAATCATTTAGAAAATCATCTAAGATATTAGGTCAAGGATTCCAAGATCTACTTGATGGTACAGATGATTTATTTGGTGCTACTGGATTACAGGCAATTGATGATAATCTAATGCCATTTGCCGATGGTGTATCTGCAATCAATACAGCAGGTGCAAATTTAGATCTTGCAAACTTTACTCAGATAGGGTTAGCAATTGATGAAGTAAACAAACTATCAGACGCATTAAAAGAAGTAGACTTCTCTCCTATGGAAGAGGTTGAGTTACCTGTACGAAAACTACACGCATTCGCATCTGACCTACAAACTCTTATGAAAGGTATTGCGTTTGGTGGAGAGCATGACTTCGAAGGACTTGGCATGATGGGGTTCAATGATGACTTGGACTTTGGTGAAGGATTCCTTAAAGCAGATCTTCAAGTAGACAATGTATTGAGTAAAGTACAAAAGATTCATGAAGCAATCAGTGCAGTACAAGGGATATCATCTGAGCAAGTAGAGAAACCTATTACACCTGCCAAACAACAACAGGGTGAGGAACTCGAAAAGACTAATAGAGAAGTATCAGAGAACAAGTCAGAAGGTAGCAATGTTGTATCAACTGTTGCCGTTGGTGGATCAACCACCAACAACAACTCTCAGACAGTCGCATTGACGAATAACAACCATGCAACCAGTGATCCTAATGATAGGACTTGGTCACTCTTTGGATAATTACATAGTCACATATAGAACTCTGCTCTTACTATGGTGTAGTCTTGGACTGAACGTAGGGTTTCTTATTGCACTTTTATTTCTATAGATGCTACCACCCTTTGTTAATTCGTGTATCAAAGTAATATTGTTTACACTCCTTAACAGTTTTAGAAGTTCCTTCCTTAACTTCCTTATCACATAAATCATTTAATTTCATCGAACCGTCTACGGCACCAATGGTGCCCATGACAACGATAACCCAAAAAACTATAGTCATACATTACTCCTTGTTATAAACAAAAAAAGGGAACCCCGAAGGGTTCCCATAAAGAAGGTATGGTTTGCCCATACTCTTATTTTCTCCTGTAGTTAGTCGTACTTAGTCTGCCTGTGCCATCTGTGCAAAGTATGACAATGTGTCATCCTCTTCAGCAGTTGCCGATGCAGTTTCGGGTGCAGAAACAATCTCTGGTTCTGGGGCAGATCTTCCGACCTGTTGTTCCGCAGTCTCAGTGAGTGCTTCATTCTTTTGAGTCACGTTTGCACCTACAGCAGTACCAAGTACTAACTCCAGACGTGATTCGAGATCTTGATAAGACTTGAAGTTCTCTGGATCAACAAACTCACCTAAGTCAAATTGTTGATTGTAAGTTGCTTCGAGTTTAGTCTCATCCGCATCAAATAATGCAGAAGTAGATTTAAACTCTGACTTATCATAGTTACGATACCCTGCAACGTTTCTGATCTTCAGTTCGAAGTCAGCACCCGACCAGAAGTCGAATGGGTTAACAGGTTCTTCGCCAGGGAATTGAGGTTGCATCAAATCCATTACTTTATCAAAGATCTTCTTACCATATTCATAGTAAAATACTTTACCATTATTAACAGGGTTAGATGGATCATTAACAACCAAGATGTTAGAGACATAGTGCAATCTACGTTTCTGCCTACGGGCAGTCTCTTTGTCATCTTCGATACCCGAATTCCATAGGCGTGAATTCAGTTCGGATACAGGATCCTTAGAACCAAGGGTAGTCAACGATTTCTCGATGTACCATTGACCCGCAGGGCCTTTAAATCCGTGATCCCAATAACGTACCCAAGGCATATCTTGACCTTCCATAGCAGGAAGGAAACGAATGACTGCGTAACCGTTTCCGTTATCATCAACGGTTGGTTTCCACTGACGTTCGTCTGTGTATTTATTGGTTTTTTTAGTAGAACCCGATGCTTCTTGGGCAGCGGTTACTAACTTTGAAATGTCGCTGGTGCGACTCTTTAGGTTTGCAAAAGACATATATTTTCTCCAGTATGTGCATTGTGTGCAGTTTATATTACAATTGTTTTCAGTGTATTTTCACTTCAACATAATCAGTATAACCTATTTATACGCATAAGTCAAGCGTTTTCTAAACATTTAGAGTATTATTTTTCTCTAAAAAGTTTAAACTCATTGCCTCGAATTCCAGATGTTCGATAATACTTTTCTCAAGATACTTTTTTATGTCCTCAATTTCCATATTGTTTTTTTCGCACATGTGGACTATCGAGTCCATATAGTTAAGACCAGAGGTCTTGACCGTTTTCTCCACCATCTTCGAGAACTTCTTCTTGTTCATGAATGGTGTTTCTTCCGCCTTTTGGTTTTCGGTAGTGGTCGGTACCGTAAATTCTATCGTCAACTTCCTTCATCTCCTCGGTGTATTCACCTACATCTTTATAAAAATGACCGATAGTTCTCTTGGGTCTACCACTTGGATAGTATGCCATAGCATACACTACTGTACGCATTTTACCTTCCATGTGTCTACCATACCTATGGTCATGCCATTCTCCAGAGGTTAAGTATCTCTTCAGATTACCTAAGTAAACTTGAAGTGTCTGATACTGTTGCCTCTCGGACGAGACTTTAGAATCACGTAATGCTTTCTTGGCACTCAGTTCTCCAGTTATCTCTTTTACCCATACACGGACTTTCTTCCAATGTATAGGACTGTCTTCTGGATATAACTCCAGATCAAGTAACGATGGGTGCACAGATTTAGATCCGTCATGTCCTCTTGCCTCACGTGCTTTCGCAAGAC